TTCAAGTCCCACGCCAAAATCGGGGATGTTTGGGGGGTGGTCAGTTTTTTTTTGCTAAGTTCCGAAAGTTACTTGAAAGTTTTGAGCGACTATTCCAAGCACCTGACGAAGGGGATGCAGGCCCAGTAACCAACCCGCTTGCTGGGTACGGTTGGCTCATGGTCGTGTGGAGGATGGCGAACAAGGATGTGCTGAAATTTGATGCCATCTTCGCAATGAAGGCGGTGGAGTTCCTCAACTATGCCCTGCTCATTCACGACATCTTGGAGGCAGAACGCCAAGAGGCAGAGCGGATGCGGCGTAGGTAGGACACTATTTGCGTGGCTGGACATTTACCAGCATGGAAACCAAAGTTCTTGCCAAGTTCGGAAGCGGCAGTTTGAAGGAGGTCAACATCGCCGACCTTCAAGCCATTGGTATAACCGTTGGACCCAAAGGTGGAGGCGTTGACCCAAGGCAGCAGGTGTTGATTGATTGGTTGAAGAACATCATCACCCTTGCACAAAAGAACCTGCTCACGGGTCGGGAGGACGGCAAGGATGTGAACGCCAAGGGAACGCTATCCGCAAGCCTTGATTTTGACCCTATTCCCTTGACTGCCGAAAAGATTGCAGTCAACCTTCTCGCCAACCCTTACTGGAAATTTGTGGACCAAGGTGTGCGTGGGACCGTTAGTTCAACCCGTGCGCCAAACTCGCCATTCTCGTTCAAAAAGAAGGGCGGCGGCAAAAGCAACCAAGTTGGCCCGATAATTGTTGGATAGGTGATAGACCTTGCAATGGTCCGCAAGTTCGCCGTTCTCGTCCATCTCCAGCATCGGCTTTAGTTCCAAGGACCAAATCGGCAGGGAGGCAAGGGATTCACGATAGAGGCCGTTGTTTGGTATCGTCTGCAACGCTTGCGGGTTACGGCTCAACACCTCGGCAAGCCGCTTCGTGCTGAACATCCAAAAAGCGTGATAGTTGATGTAAAACGGAAGGCTTGCGTAGGTCTTCCCGTTCCACTCCTTCCACATATTCGGTGTAGGATTGAATGCAATGTCGGGGCTAAATTCGCCTTCCACATTTGGGTAGGTTTCAATCCGAGTAAAGGACGGGTACAAGTTGTCCTCAAACATCGCATCGAACTGCTTGGTGAAGTTGACGAAACCCTCTTTGGGAAGCATCATGTCGTCCTCGAAATACGCCACCCAGTCAAAGTGCTGGTACACCTCTGCAATCCTGTTGCGGTGCTTGCTGGTCAGTTCCCAAGGGTGTCCCATCGCCGTGTGGGCGTGGAAGGTGACGGGAAGGTGAGCGAGTTCTTGCGCTGCTTGGGGGTCGTTGGTGTCCACGAAGATGTCCGACTGCACAGGGTAGGACTTGATGGCCTCAATGACCTTGGTCAAGTTCTCCACCCTGTTCGGATGGTGGTGGTAGGCGATATTGGCGAGCAGTTTCATGGTTAGAATGTGATGACGAATTTACTTGGGTCGGGCCATCCTGGGTTGGGGTCGTACACGGTCATCCCTTCCCGCTTTCCAATCCAAGTTTCGGCTTGGTAGCGGTGTTCCCTTACGGGTTCGCCAAGTTCCCGCACATGGCTTGACTTGGCCCACCAAAAGTTCCCTGCAAAGTAGGGATACCCGTCGGGGTTGTTTTGGTCCGCTATTTGGGGGAACTGCTCGGTGGTGAGCCAATGGGTTCCCACGCAGTCCACTTTCTCCAGTTCCGCAAGGCAACGCTCCCAAGCCACGATGTTAAAGAATATCATAGACCTGCACCACATCTGCTTCACAAGCGACGGGTCAGCGGACCCCTTCGTATGCCCGTACAGGTAGGCCGCATCCTCGGTTTGGCTTGCTCGGTACATCTCGGTGAGGGTCGCTTGCTCCCAAGCGTTTGTCCGAGTGACCACGACCTTGACCTTTGCCGCCACGAGGGAATTGTCCAGGATTTCCTTGACCGCCTTCCGCTGCTCTGGTGGACCGACGATGCCCACCCGAATCTCGTCCAACTGCTCAATCAGCCCGTAATTGCAGAGGGCCATCATGTGTTGGTGCATGATGAGTTGCCATTGGCCGCCGCCTCCGCAATAGATGTGGTAGTAGTGGATGAGTTTCATTGGGTGAATAGGAGGGTTAGGATGCAGCCGATAAAGACCAAGGCCAGCACGACCCGACCAATGGCGAGGGCAAGGTCAAGGATGGATTCGAGGTTCATGCCCCAAAGTTACACCACCAAGTACTTCCCTGAGTTACTGACCGCCAATTTGTTGAGGGCCACATAGCGGAGCGCATCGCAGGCGTGGTTGTAGGAATCGATGGGGACCCCCGTGTCCTTCCCGTCCTTATCGGTCGCCCATGTGTACGAGCGGAGTTCCTTAATCAGGTTGGTGGAATCTTTCGTGACATGAAGGTTGAACCGCTTCACGATGTCAATCCCCTGCCTTACCGAATCGGGTCCCTTGGATGCAGGCTTGATGTTGAACCCCATCCGATAGATTTCCTCGATGCTCTTGGGTTCGGCTGAATCGGCGACAATCTCCCAAGCCCGTGTGATGCCGAACTCTTTTAACCGCACCGCTATGTCCGAGTTGGTCAGCCCTCGGTGGTAGAGCAGTTCGTGAACAAACAAGTCGTCCCCCCTGCGGTAAACTGCGACCAATGCCGTAGGGTCGTTGCTGAACCCCCAGTCAAGCCCGTAGGCGACGAATTTCATCGTGGATGGGTCAATACCCTCAACCACCGTGTAATCCCCGTAGATAGCCCCTTGGAGCGTCCCGACCTGCCCCAACCCGTACACCTTCCACCAGTTCGCCCAGTATGCGGAGGTTTCGGCTTTGGCCTTGGCCTTCTCAATTTCCCGAACGATGGAAGCATCAAGGGCTTCGTTGTCCTTGTAGGTTACGAGCAGGAACTCGGAATCCTTATCGTGCATCAGTTCGGTATGCGCCCAAAACTCCTGCACGGGGTTGTAGTCAATGTAGATGGCTTGCCGTGTACGGATGGCGAGTTGGTGATATGCCTCCCAGCCGATATTGTTGGCCTCGTTCACGAACAGGACATCACGCCTTGCCCCCCGCATCTTGTCGCTTTGGTCTGCGCTGAAAAACTCAATATAAGACCCGTGGGGGAACTCATATCGTAGCAGGGTGCGGTTGTATAGTTCCTCCTGATAAAGCCCCGTAGAACGCAGCATTTTGAGGAAATCTTTCAAAGCACCACGCCGCAGGTGCGGGATGGATTCGGACACGACCGAAATCTCGTATGGCCCTTGCTTTTCATCCGCTGCAAAGGAATACAGGAGGGATAGGATGGCGAATGTTTTTCCCGCCGATGAGCCGCCCTGTACTATTCGGACCCGCTTGCGGAATCCATTAATCTTGACTGCGGTCGTTGTCGGTGTCAACTTGCAACTTTACACCCTGCCAAATCGGCTGCGGGGTTATTGATGCGGCCACCTCCTGCTTGGGCTGACCATAGACCCGTGAGAGCAGGGTTTCCAACGAGTAGAGCGTGCCTTTCTCCAGCGACTTCTTCATGGCGTTGGCGACGGTCTTTTCAAGGATGGTGGCCTTGGGTTCTTTGTAAACCTCGGCCAGTTCCTCAATCGTCATGGACATCATCGCTTGAAGGGTGTCGTTGATTTCCGAGCGGGTGTAGCCCTGCTTGGCCAGCAGGCTGACAAACTTCCGAGGGCGACCGTTGGGGTTTCCGCTGGTTCCCTTTTGGAATTGGGTATGTTCGGGAGGCGTTGGCATTTTCCCTGTTATTTCCCTGTTTTGTATGGCTCGCCGTTCCGCTTGACTTCAAGGCTTGGGTCAAGTTTCAGCATACGGTCAACGATGACTTGGCAATACTTGGGGTCAAGTTCCATGCCGTAGCACTTGCGGTTGAGTTGGTGGGCGGCCACCATTGTGGTTCCTGAGCCAAGGAAGCCATCCGATACAATCCATCCCTGTTTACTGCTGTTTTGTATCAAAGGGGCAATCAGGAGGATTGGCTTCATTGTCGGATGCTCGATGTTCTTGTGTGGTTTGTCGGCACGCAGTACGGTTGTGGCTGTCTTGTCGCTGAGTATCTCAGTCAGCATCTTCTTCATCTGCTCCTTGGTCAACTTGGCGATGTTCACATTGTCCTCAATTACCGTTGTCTTTGTTCGGTCATCCACGAAGTAATGCGCCGCACCTTCCTTCCATCCGTATAGGCAGGTTTCGTGTTTCTTATGATAATCCAAACGACCCAAGACCAAGCTATTTTTTACCCATATTAAACACTCGCTGAACTTATGGTTAGCGTCTTCAAAAGCCTTTGTGTAGTTTACTCTTTCGTTATCCGTATGCCAAACATACCACGCTCCACCTGCTTTAGTGTATGCGCCAAGTGCCGTATAAAAATCATAAAGGAATTGATAAAATGAATCGCCATCCATCTTGTCATTCATAATTTTCATTCCTGTTCCGCCTTGATAGTCCACGTTGTACGGCGGGTCGGTCATTACCATATCCGCAAGGCATCCGTTCATCACCTTTCCCCAAGTGTCGGTCTGCGTGCTATCCCCGCACAACAGCCGATGTTCACCAATCTCAAACAAGTCGCCCAGCACGATGTCGGTCTGCACTTCGTCAGGCATCTCGTAGTCATCTTCCTCCGCTTCCAATTCCTTAGGGTCGTCAAAGGCAGGGATGTCAAGACCCCAATCGTCTAACTGCTCGGCATCCCATTCGTTGGCAAGCATCTCCCAATCCCACTCCCCGAATCCCACATTGTCTTTGATGATGAACTGCCTTTGCTTATCCTCATCCCAATCCACAATCTCAACGGGGGCTTCCTTCCATCCCGCTTCCTTCATCGCTTTGAGCCGCATATTGCCGCCAAGGACAACCATATCCTGATTGACGACCACAGGCCGAACCTTGGCCATTTCGGGTAGGTCTTTAAGGGATTGCACCAACTTGAAGAACTTGTCGTCCTTGATGGTTCGGGGGTTGTTCGGGTTGGCCTTGATTTTGCCGATGGGCAGGGTCTGCATCAGTATTCAATTTTGTCAATCAGTTCGTCAATCTTGTCCACGATTTTCATCTTGACGGCAAAAGCGTTGGGCGAGTTGGATTCATCCACCGCACCAATGCAGTCGCAGAGGGTCGTAATGACCATCATCAGCGAATCCATGCGGGCTTGGACCTGCGCTTCGGGGTCAGCCTTCGTTGAGTTCGCCAAGTTCTCGCAGTTTATTTCTTGACCACCCAAGGGCCGCTTTGCCACCCCAAAGGAGGTAACTGATGTAGCCGCAGTCGCTGGAACTGTCAGCGTTGTCGTAATAGGTTTCTGCACGGGATAGGTAGGAGTGCATCCGCTTAACCGTTGCAAGGGATACCCCCTCACCGTTGGCGAGTTGCTGCGCTCGGACCTTACCCGTCTGCGTGGCGCACTTGTTGCCGTTCCGCTCGTTGAGTTCAATGCCCCGCTTGGCGTTGTTGCGGACACCTTCGCCATAGTCGGCGTAGGTTTCGAAATGTTCACGAGTTGGGGTTGTTGATGGCATGGATAACGGTGTGGTGGTTGGCTTGGGCGAATAGGTCCGCCTCTTGGTAAATGTATTGGAGGGCCGATTTTACGCAGTCAGCGCACCACCAATTCGTGTTCGGTCTGCCGTGTGCGACAAGGATGGTCTGCAAGTCGTGGACCGCTTCGGGGGTCAGCCGCATGAACAGGGCGGCTTGATATTGCTCCCAATAATGGCGGTGCTTTTGAGCCAGCAGGTATTCGTCTTGGGTCATCGGTTCGTGACTTGGAGGATTACAACCGTCAGCCCTGCCGAGGCGAGGCCGTAAACGGGAGCGAGGACCCAACCGCAGGTGGGCCAGGCAAGCAGGACCGCGACCCAAAAAGTGAGGCAGGTGACGCAGGAGAACGGCTTGTGCCTTCCGAACCAGGTGTGGTAGAACCAACGGGGAAGGACACGGTACTCGGCGATTGCGAGGGCGGTCAGGGAACTAATCAGCAGGGGAAATATCAGCGTGTCCATGGGCTTGGATTGCGGCCTTGATTTTGGCCTTGGCTTGGTCAATTGAGTAGATTATTGAGCGGTACGGTATGCCCGTGTCACGGGATAGTTTCTTCATGTTCCCCGTTTTCAAGTGCAGACGGAGTAACTCCTTGTCGTACGGGAATGCCCCGTCCTTGGCCCATGTGTCCATCTCTGCCTCGGCGATGGCCCAAAGGTCGTCCATGAGGGAATCGTACTCGGCTTGGGATATGGGGGCATCGGGGTTCAGTTCTTCAAGCAGGTCGTGGTGACGATACTTTTGAGCGAACTGGTTGTTCTTGCCCCTGTAAAGGTTCAGCAGCAACCGAACCACATAGAACTTGAAGTAGCCCTGCGACTGGATTTGTAGGATTTTGGCGGGGTCTTTCTCCAATAGGATTAACACGCACTCCTGCTCCAAGTCACGCCAAAGCGGGTCGCCGCCTGTGATGGTTAGGCACGCCTTTCGGATTTCGCCCGTGCGGTAAAGGTCCAGTATTACTTGGTCGGCTGACTGCATGCACAAAGATTGCAAAAAAAAGGGGGATGCAGTTAAGCACCCCCCCAAGGTATGCGGGCGGTTTGGCCCTACTCTTGCTTCGGAAGTTGCAGAGTGTCAGTTATGTAAGCCCCCTCAGCGGTCTGCAAATACTCTTGGGCATTGTTGAAAACTTGCCTCCGAAGGTACCGCAGTTGAGGCTTGGCCTTGCAATCGTTGTGGAAGGATTCCAAGTTGATGATTATCGTGGAGTAGTGGCGGTTGAGTTCCTTGCCGATAGCCATGAAAGTGAACAGGTACTCGTTGTAAGCGATGTCGGCGACGATGTTGCGAGCAATTACGCAGGGCCGTTCCCTGCTTGCGGAGCGTACCTGGTCGGGCGTAATGCCGAAGATGGCTGCGGTCGTGTCAATGAGGTGATGTATGAGTGCTGGGGTCATATGGCTGCTATTGATGGGCAAAAAGTGCATTTAATAACTCGGTGTCCTTCAAAGGATGTGAGGACATAATTGTGATTATGGTTTTGAAATGCTTGCTTTGCATACTCTTCCA